AATCATCATAGTCACCACGAATTGCTACTCTTTGATTGTTGGCATCGTATATGTAACTGTCTGGATAGGTGATAACCTGAGAAATATCATAAAGACTTCCATAATTCTCAATTACAGATGATGGAGAAGTAGCAGTTGGACTTGTATCATCTTCACCATACTCAAGAATTCCATCAAGAATTCCCATCAGACTATCGATAGATGTTGCTACATTAGCACAATCGGGACTTCCAGGATCTGCTAAGATAGTTCCATCTGTAAATTGTGGAATATCTGATGATACTGTTACTGCTGTTCCTGCGCCATCAGTCCAATTACGCATCGCAGCAATAGCGTAATCTTTTACCTTAGTATAAGCATATCTTGTTTCTGCGATCTGGTCTACATCAACACCAGAGAGAACATTAGCAGTGAAGTATGCTTTTGCTGCTGTAACTGTTCCAGCGTTTCCACCAAGGCACAGATCCCTGATAAGACCTCTTAGAACATATCCAATGTCTCTGAGGCACTTTCTTTCGTGTGTATTTGAAAGACCTAGTGTTGGATATTGTGCTTGAGTATCTAGGAGTGCTTGATGAGCAATGAGATCTTTGTTTCTTGCGATCAAGTATGCTGCGTCTAGATAAGTTCCACTGGTGTTATTAGCAACAACATCAATGAACAAGTATGATAATGTTGTGATAGCAGATGCTACGTTGGAACAAGCTGGTGTTCCAGCAGTTGCTGTAATAACAGTATCATCAAAATATCTGTCAAGTGTAGAATACTGTGGAGCATACAGAGGATCACCTTGCGTTCTATTTCCAGTCCTCCAATTACACATCGCGTAGATTGCCAACTCTCTGGCATACTCAATAGCACGGACGGTCTGAACAATCTCGTTCTCTACATATCCAATCTTAGCTCCAGTGATATACTTAGAACCCGCTTCTAGGACGTTGTGGTTGCTTCCAAACTCAAGGTCTCTTACTAGAGCATTCAGGAAGTGAACAATGTCTTGACGGCACTGATCATCATCTACGGGGATGCTGAAACTTGGATATAACTTTTGACCATTCGCGCAGGATACCAGAATATTTTCTAGTCTAATAATATCATCTTCAACAAAACCAGGAGCAGTGCTTAGAGTAATGGTAGCAACACCTGTGCTGATATTATCCCAAACAAAATCTGTGATCGTGTATGGAGTTGCTCCAAAGTATACAGTTCCACCACTTACATAAGTATGAGTAAAGTTGCTTGTTCCTAGGAAAATATCAAAAGTGTTGTTTACTGTATCAATGTTATATGCTGAGTAATATTCTTTCTTGAACTCATCATTGATACGTCCTACAACTTCATCAGCAATAAAATCTCTGTTGTTTCTGATGAGTTGACAAGCATCCTGATATCTTCTATCAGTTGGAGTTGTAAGTTGGAACTTGTTTGGTGAGTTTAGTAGTGAAAGTGTAACTACCTTCGAATAAGACTGAACCGTGGCAAATTCACCAGGATCTAAATCTGGAGTAGCAAGTGTTGGAAACTTCTTAGGAATAACAAATCTTCTTGCTCTACCGTCAGCATCCTCAATAACTTTATAAATTCTTTGCTTACCATTCAACGCAGAAAGGTCTGGGTTTGCCACTGGCATTCCAGTGATGATAATTTCCTGACCCTCTTTGAACTCGTGGGTATTGGTTCTTCCCACAAGATCACTGGTATAGAAAACAACACCGCCAAGATCTTCAGCACTACCAAACTGTGCTTCTTGGAAACCACCAGTAGCAATGCTAGGATCTCCTTGTAGGGAGAAGTCAAGTCTTACAATAGGTAAAGTTGTTGTAATATCTTCATCAACAGAAACAACTTCACCCTCAGCTCTAATTGATCTTAGTCTGGTAGTATCAAATGTTTCAATATCTGGAGTTGCTTCATTGATAGCAATTGATGCCGAGACAGAACTATCCCATCCAGGAGATCCTAAAACAGGAACAAAGTTTACATCCCAGTATGTTGGAGCATTGGCGTCATCAATAGATCCTACCTGATAATAACCTTGAGTAAAATTAGCATCAGTTGTATCATCTAGGAAAACATATGTTCCAACGGGAATAGTTGATGTTGGATCATCGGTAAATCTAAGAGTGTTATTTCCAGCAGTCTGAGAAATAGTTAGAGCAATTGCTGCTCCAGTTACTGATGATGTAATGTAGTTGTATTGCTCACCCTCAACGAAAGAACCAGATGATAGTTCAACATCAATTGTTCCAGAAACATAAGCATTTGCTCCAGTTGTTGAGTTGAATACAACATCTAGAATATTTGCTCTAGCACCAGTGTTGACACCAATAACTTCAACGCCAGTCTGTAGATCAGAAAGACCTGTGTTATTCTGGAAAGTAACTCTAAATTGATTTGGACCGAAGATTTGGTGACCGATTGGGAATGATGTTCCAAAATCACCATTAGCATCGTAGTCAATGGAAATTCTTTGCTTGTCGTCAAAGACCATTGCGTAGTCCCAAGTTGCTACTGGATCTCCGTTTGAATCAACTTGGTCTCTGTATGTAACGCCAGTTACATAGTTTTTATCACCAAACTTAAAGATGTGCTTGTTTGGATTTCCTGGTCTAATAATAACAAGACGCAAGTTATCACCGACAACCGAAGCATCTGGTGGAAGTGAAATTGGGTTATCTTCTACATAGTCACCACCAGAAACGATGATGGTTTCCTTGACACCAGGAGTCGCCCAAGCAAGTTGTGCTGCCTTCTTGATGGTTCTAACTGGGTTTACAGCGGAACGACCATCATTCAAGTCAGAACCAATCTGCTCGGAAACATAGATACGACCACCAACGTCATTCGTTGCTAGGTTGAGGACGTATTCTGTTGTAGCAATTCTATCTGATCTATCACCAAGTTGTGGTGTAATCGAACGTGGGAATAATCCAGCTTGTCCAGTTTGTAGATATAGATCATTATTTGGATCTACAACTCTAAAACCAATATGCTTGAACCTTACTTCTCCGTTTAGTTCAATACCATCACTGTGTTCTGGTCCAAGACTTCCAGTTTGTCCAGAATTCAGTGCTTCATATACGTTTTGACCAAAATACCTATAATCTCCTTTTTGAAGAATTACATTGGCACTCCAAATAGTGCCAGTTCCATTCATATATGTTTTTAGACTTGGAGCTCTAAGTGCTAAGTCTGGAGTAACAAAATTTTCAATATCGAGGTTTAGAACTCTAGCAGTATCAGAAATGATAGATGTAGAAGTTCTAATAGCACCATTGATATCAAGTTCAAAGTCAACTGTATCGAGAAACGCTTCAGCAGCAGCACCAGCACCATTACCGCCAGTAATAGTTACAGTTGGAGGTGAAGTATATCCACTGCCAGGATCATTTACAGCAATAGAAGAAATTCTTCCATTGAAAATAAACGCAGAAGCGAGTGCTTGAGTTCCACCAACAGGTGGAGCGGAAAGTTCTACAAGAGGAACTTGAGTATATCCAGAACCAGCTTCAGTAATCTCAATGTTATTTACTCTTTGACCAGTTCTGTTAATACCAATTCTGGGCAAATTGGTATTTGGATCTAACTGAGCACGAAATACTTCTCGCTCGTCAGTTCCAGTACCAACTCTAATAGTAGCTTCATTATCACCGATGAGTTTAGGGTTTACGCCTCTAATCTTTTCTTTATCGGAATTAATATGAAAACTCATGGTGCCTTCTAGCTCCCGCCGTTATTATCCTCAGTTATATTTAGCACCTACGCCCACGCAATACTAACAACTTGTGTTGACACAACCCATTTGATCGTCTGTGTTGTTCCTGTTCTCACAACATTATAACTGAATCTATTTGCTGCTGAAAATGTATCAATTTCCCATGCCTCTCCAGTAGGAACATCATGCTTGATAATTGTCAACATACTAGACTGAACAGTAGTATTTCCAGCAGATCCACACAAAACAGAACTTTCAATCTTTCCCGTATATACAACACCACTTGGGTTTGCTGCCAAGAAGTGTCCAGTAATAAAATTGATAGTGGAATTTTCCAATGGAATTGTTGTTCCAACATCATCTAACTGTAAAGTTGCTGTGTTTATTCCTCTTAGAATATATTGTGTTGTTTTGCTATCAGAATAAAAACTGTTTTTAATTTCTAGTGTGTTTAGATCTTTAGCGTTTCTATCCCCATCAATTACTGATACTTGATCAATAGAAAATCCACCTAAAGAATCAAACTCTTTTAGATTACTTGCCATTTTACTTAATTACCTGTACGAGAACTGTGAACGTAATAATGTCACCATTGGCATGATCATTTGAAAGAGTTAGAGAAATTCTAGTCTCATTGCTAGCGTTGAAATCAAACAATGCTGTATATTGATCAAGAGATGTATTCAACGATCCAAACTCATTGTGGAAAATATCAGTTCCATTATCTATAACAGAATACTCTGTCATTGATCTTTTTCCAGAAGAAGACCTAGAAACCACTGTTACTTTACATCCTTTTCTAGATCCAGAATCATATAGAACAAACGATCCAGTTTCAGCACCACCTTTTGCTAACTGGAATGTTGTTGTTTTTATAGCATAATCTGCCAATTCAAATTCTTTCAATTGACCGTCAAGAACTTTGACCCCATTGAAAGTTCCAGATCCAAAAGTAGTGTTCAAATAAACATCACCTTGGTCATCTAGTCTCAATACAGGATCAACAACTAGACCAGAAGAAAGACCTAGATCCAAGAACTGCTTACTTGTACTAATAAAGGTTCTGTCTACATCTCTGTTATCAATTGTTGTATCATTTGAATTTAGAGTTACCAGAGGAGTGTCGATAGAGAGATTATTGAGACCAGATGTAGTAATCGTATCAATATTTGTAAAGTCCAACGAAGTCTTCGTCAACTGCATTGTGTTGAGATTATCATTGTAGAAATACAAAATATTCTCGTTTGCTGCGGGAGCACTTTCTGGAATAATGTAAGTGTTTCCATCAACGTCCCTTACTCCCCCAAGGGAGGACCAGTTAGTTCCGCTATAACCTTCATATTGCTGAATTTCTGTATTGAATCTAATCGATCCAGGGATAGCGGTGGCAATATTTTTTTGATTATTATTACCAGCAGGAATAGCAAGGTGAGTATATGATTTGATTATTACTCTTTTACCAGGGTTTGGAGCAATAGTTAGATCTTCTACCAGGGTTGAAATAGTATTCCAATCTTCGGATGTAGTTCCGCCTAATTTTAGTCCACCATTGACGACAAGAGCAGCATCTTTATTCGGAGCAACTCTTAGTTCTTCAATTTCTGTAAATGTAAGTGGAGATACGGCAGAAGAATACCAAGTTAACTGAGCAGTTCCATTATTAAGAGCTCCAGAAACATGAACTGGTTCGTTTCCAACTGTTGCTGTTGTTCCAGATCCAGTTACTTCATAAAGATTATTTCTATATTTGACAAACTGACCAATTGATACTGGAGTATTTGCTGTCCATACTGTAAAAGATGGGAGACCTAATCTTCCCGATGAAATTGTTTTTACACTTCTAAAATCTAAAAATTGTGGTGTCAATTTTAGAGTATTGACACTATCGTTATAAAACCATAAAGTATTATCATTGCTGCCAGGATTTAACTCTGCTAAAATATATGTGTTTCCGTCAATATCTCTAACACCACCAAGAGAAGACCAAGTGGTAGTGGAAGAATTGTATCCCTCGTATTGTCCTGTAGTAGTATTAAATCTTATAGCTCCACTGGTAGCAGTTAGTTGATCTGGTCTTTCTAAACTTGTACCGACTGGAATTACAAATGCTTTTGTGGAAATTACTTTTGTTAAACTTCCTGGAGATGGTAAAAGATTTAGGTCATTTCCAGTTGTTGTAGAAATATTGTTGTCAGTAATTCTAATCTTATCATTGACATTCAAAAGATTTGTAGTTTTTAGAATTCCTGATGTGGTAATATTACCATTAGAATTCATGCTAATAGAAGAACCAATATTGAAATTTCCAGATGATATATTAGTATTGGTTGCCGAAATGCCAATATTACCACTTCTAGATATAGAAGTCACATTGAGGGTATTTACAGTAGCATTATTTGTAGAAATTGAAGTGCTGGCAGTAAATGTATTTGTTTGAATATCTGTAGATTCAATATCACTCAATGATAATTTTCCAGAAATAATATCAAAGAAAATTGATTGTGATTCTAAAATTTCATTAACTCTCAACTGAAACCCAGATCCAAATACTTTTGGATTGTTTAGATCAATAGTTAATAGAGCTTCTTCGTTATCATCACCACCTTCATTTTCATGACCTATACCAGAAGAACAATAGTAGTATAGATTTGGAGTATCGTCTGTAATCTTTATGGTCAAAGAGCTTCCAGTTCTAGTGACATTATCAGAATAAGCAGTTCCAGAAAATGAAACAACAGACTGACCACCAGATACTGGAACTAAAGAAAGTGTCAATGTTGTGGCATCGTCAACACTTTCTACGACTGTTCCTGGTTGTAAGATAGCTTGACCACTAATAACAGTTACTTCCATTCCCACAGAAATGTTGGAAGTGTCTGTAACTGTAATTTGCCTAGATCCAGATACTATAGTAGCATTTACGTTGTCTACTAAACTTGGAGAATATTGACCATCCCTAAATGTACTAAGATTGAATATATGACCAGAATTAGAACTATCAGAAAAATCAAATGTATAAATGTTGCCAGAATATAACGTAATGTTTGGTGTTATTTCCGAACCATTTCCAATATCAATAAAATATCTGTATTGATTTTCTACAGTATTGACATCATATACAGTAGCACTTCCAACTTTATTGAAAGAAGATTCTTCTGATAAAGATCCGCCATCAACAAGAAGAGAAACAATATTTCCACCAGAAGAATTAACTTTATAAATTTCGGATGTTGCTGTTTCTGTTCCAGAATTATACTCAATAAAATCTCCTACTGAAAATGTTGAAGATGAAACAGTTTGATCTAGTGTAACTAATTGAACGGTTTTATTTGATACATTATATGTTATTGGTTGAATCAAGTCTGATGATAAGACAGATAAAATATCATCAACACTATAACCATTACCAGGATTATTGACAGTAACAGTTTCTATCGCTCCGATATTGCCAATAGTGTATTCAAAATTTGTAGTTGGAATTCCATAAGATGGACTAAAATCTAAAACAACATATCCAGAAGAAATTGGGGCAGAGTTTATAGTAACAATATTAGTTTGATAATCAACACTCAATACGGAAGCTGCTGGATCTAAAGATCCATCTCCGCTCACCACAGTAACGCTATATCCTGAATATATTTGAGAAGCATCATTTACTAAAATTTCTGTAAAATCACCAGGAGAAACAAAACTTAAATCTGCTGATCCGCTGCCAGTTGCTGGAGTTGATAAAGTTATTTGGGTTGAACTATCGATAGACAATACTGTTGTATTAGAATCCAGAGTTCCTACAGATTCAATACTTGTAGAAACTCCCATTCCTTCAACAATACCAGAAGTCGATGAAAGAGTAACAATAGATGATCCTGAAGTTAAAGTAGTTGTCAATCCAGTCACAATTCCCTTTAGGGAACCAGATATATTTGTTGATGCTCCAGGTAATGACAAAACATCATTAGCACTATAACCAGATCCTTTATCTACAAAACTTAAGTTTTTTACAATTCCAGGATCGGTATTTACAAAAAACTCAAATCCAGAACCACCAACATTTCCTAGATCAGAATCATTTGCTGATAATATATCACCGTTCTGATAATCTAATCCACTATCTACAATAGATACTGAAGAAACTTCTCCATTGTAAACAATTGATGACAATGTGTAAATAAATCCAGAACCAGTTCCTCCAATATTTCCAGAAAAAACAGTTACGGAATTGCCAATTTTATATCCAGATCCGTAAGAAACAAATTCTAGATCGGTTACATTTCCAGAAGCATCGACTGTTATATTGGCACTAGATCCAGAACCATAATTTCCTTCAGATCCAGAAATAACCGAAATGGTAGATCCCATTCCAGCATGAGCGGTACAATAATATTTGATTGTTCCTAAAGAAGCGGATGGTTTTACGATGACTTGAATAAAAGCACCAGGAGTTCCTGCTGTTCCGTAAGAAGTAATAATGAAGTCCTCAAGAGGAAGAAAATTATTATCTTGCTGTGAAAAAGCTAGTGGATGAGTTGATACAGACGCATCAGAAACATCAAAATTGTAAGTATTACCAACAACAAAAGATAAGGTTGCTTGAGTTACCCCATCAATTTGATATACATTATCTGGCGGAGGAGTTCCTGGATTTGAAACAGCAGTAACCACAAACGTTTGTATTGGAACGTTTGTTAGTGGAACATTTTGATAAGTATTTTGTGTATATGAAGATCCAGGGTTTGCGATAGATCCAGATAAAACAGCACTACCAATAATAGAAATATTTGCTAATGCTCCGCTACCAGATCCATTTGTTAGTGGAACATTAGTATAATTTCCTGCTTGATATCCATTACCACTATCAATAATATTTCCGTTTATTGGATCTACAATAAAATTAACTGTAGATCCAGTTCCAGATCCTCCAGATAATTCAATATTAGTATAATTTCCAGGATTATAATTTGATCCTTGATTTGTTATTTCTCCAACATATTCAGAAACTAAAATATCTGCGGTTGCCTCTACACCAGTTCCTCCAGATACAGTAATTGCTGTATATGACCCAGGATCATAATTACTACCAGAATTTAATATTTCTAGTCCAGCATCATATAAAACATTTTTTTGAAAGACAAAATCTCTAAAAGATTTTAGGTTTTCTAATCCTATATTAAAAAGTCTCTTATCAGAAGAAACAAAACCAATTGAAGATTCTGTAGCCTTATAAAGACCCAAATTAGATTTGGTGGTAAATCCAAGAGATGGTGCTGAAATTGTACCATCTCCCAACTTCAAATTACCAGTAGCAAGATCGCTACCGCCCTGAGAGATATTGAAAATTTGATCACCGATCTGGTTGATCTTCTGCCTTTGAATCTCAAAGGTATCAGTTCTAGCGACATTAATTGCTGGCATTTTTTACTAACTCTCTAAGTAGGGATTTGATTTCAGAGATTTCATCCTTCAACATATTTATGTCTTCCAACGCGGAATTCAAGTGTTTTGTTTTACGCCTCGCTTCAATAGCAGAGGCGTTCTGATTGATGATGGCACCTGTGTTTTCGTCTCTTACAAGACCATCGTGCCCTTTTACTTTGATGTAACCCATACGCGGAAATTAGAATGCTGCGACAGCTCTAATATCTTGAATCTTAGGAACGTATGCTGGATCTACTCCCTTCATTACAATCTTGATTGCGAATGAAGAGAACTCAGGTAGACTTGCTACGCTATACTTGAGATCTTGATATGATGATTGCTTTTCAACAACGCTTGAGATGCTGTTGTCAGCAGTAGCTATTTCCAATGAATCTGGTTTTCCAGACTCATTGAAGTAGAACCACTCAGCATCTTCAAAGTTTTCTTGACTTGATGCTCTCTTGTACTTGTAAAGAACTTCAATATTTGAAATATCTTTTACGTTTGCTAGGAGATGAACATCAATAGCAGTAGCAGGATTAGTAATATAGATTTCCTTAGTTACATACTTAGCAGCAGAAGAACTATTCTTGGAAGTATCTTCAGCAACAAAGTCAACACCATTAGAATAAGAAACTCTTTGAACTTCTAGAAAGAATGCCTCGTCATCTGGTTGGTTTGGATATGAGATAATATCACCAACTCTAAAGATATCTGGAAGTTGATCTACCACTTCATTCGCTCTAGCAAACAAGTTGCTATCAATAATTCTCGAAGTGTAATCATCATTGATTGGTTGTAGATCAGTTCTGAGAGTTAGTTGTCTCGTGGTTCTATTCCAGATGACAGACTTACCAGTAATGCGGTTATCATATGTCTCTAGAATCTTAGACTCAACTGGATTTCTAGCAACGATTGTAATTGACTCACCAGCAGCAGACTGAGTTGAGCTGTTGATAATAGGCGTTACTAGGGATGGATTGGATCCGACAGTAACAACTGGAGCACCTTGAGTGTTGGCAAATTGAGTTAGTTCGACTGTCTCATTTAGAGTAAATCCTTGCTTAGTTCTAACTCTAACCCAGATATTATTTCCATCTACCTTAGAGATCGTTCCAGATGCTTGAGATGTAGATCCCTTGATGCTCTGGTTAGTCTGATAAGATACTCCTGGTGTCACAGTTGATAGTGCGAAGTTATAGACAGGATAGAACTCAAGAATCTGATCTCTTCTTCCATATCTGTTTTCTTGACCATTTGCGTTCTCAATTCTGTTCGATACAGTCTTGACAGAAGCACTGGACAAATCAACAACTGGTGATAGGTATGAAACAGTTGAAGATAGAGTCATCTTGTAGGTAAGTGATCTATCAATACCATTTAGAGTCTCATTGATCTCGGAAGCAACTACCTTTTGGTTATCAAAGTAATGTGCTTCGTTCAAGAATGTCTTCTCGAATCCAGTCTGTGAATATGAAGTGTAATTTGTAGTTGATGAATCAACAGGAATGATATTAGTTGTTTTTACTGAAGTATCAATCTTAGTTCCAGTTACTGTTAGGTAATGGACTTGTGGATATAGAACTTCGAATTTTCTATTGTACGTAGCGTATACAGAACTACCACCACCAAAAGAACTCTTAGAAGCACTAGTGATAGTTTTGATATTATATGAATCAACACCAGAGTTTGTTACTTGATATAGATTTGTATTAAATACCTCGGAATTCACACCGCCAACATCGGAGACACCTTTGAAGAATACATAAGACTTTCCATTATCTTCAAATCCATTGTCTCTATGGTTGATCTTGATAACACTGTTGTTATTCTTGAACAACTTAGAAGTTGCGATAGATTCAGAAGTAGCATTTGTTTCAACTGGTTCAGCATCCAACAATTCATATCCAAGATTTTCATTCTTAACTAGGAGTTCTGCTTGCCTTGTAATATCAAACTCTGCTCTGTATAGAGTAAATTTGAGATCTTCAAAGTTATCCTCTGTCCAACTCTCTGTGTTTTGTGACTTATAAACAGAACCGAGAGATGGTTGAGTTGTAATAACTGTACTGGTAGCAAGATCTGTTTCACCAAGACGTGATGCCCACATTTCATAATCACTTGAGTCTGTCTCAACAACTAGAGCATACTCAGTATCATTCTGAAGATATACTGGGTATTCAAAATCAAATCTAGTTGGTGTTGTAGACTCCGTGAGACCTTCGAAATCGGTCGCTACGCCCATTCTAACTGCTGGAGTGTCAATCTCTATAAAGGTCTCAACTTCGCATCCTCCAGCGCCATTGCCGACGCCTTTGACGACAACTGATGGAGCTTCGGTATATCCAAATCCAGCAATTGATACATCAGCGTTGTAAATCTTACCATCAGACACATTGATCTTAGCGGTAGCAACCGAACCACCAGGAAGTTGTGGACTTTCAATGGTTAGAACAGCACTATCATAATTAGCACCAGGATTGGTAATCCTAATGTCTGATAGTTTTCCACTGTCTTTAGCAATTGTCAGAACAAGATTTGTTCCATTTTTATCGTTTGCTAATTCAACAGAAGGAATATCTAGTTCTTCATTCTGAATAAAGGAACGACCATTGTGGTTGGCAAGAACAAGAGTATAAACCTGCTCATTTGTCAGATCATATACACCAGTGGATGATGGTGTTAGTTCTACACCATTCTTATCAATAATTCTGGAGATAGGACCAGAAGAAGCAGAACTTCTTCCTACGACATATTCTCCTTGAGTTACTGATAGGTTTCCGTTAGCAAAACACTTGAGATATGTTTCTGGGGAAAGAGTTTTCTCTGTTCCAGGTACGATGTTCTTGCTTGGTTTATCGTAGTCAACATTGGTAATGTATGCCTTGACTGGAATATTAGTGCTCTTCTTGCTAAAGAAGAGATCTAGACCAGTTACAAACAAACCACCGTCATAGTTTTCGATCTTGAATGTTTGTGCCAATGGGTTTGGTCTGATTGGGTTGTCGGTATTGCTATCTACAAACTGAACACCCTCATTGGACTTGAAGTATGAAGGTCTTGTGGAAACAATACTTGCTGGATTCTCTGGAAGAACGCCAGTGGCATAGTATTTGACTTCTGCGTAAGTATCAACAGTTGCTTTATCTTCATTTGTGGAACTGGAAGTAAATCTCAGTGTCAAGATGCCAGTTGTAAAACGTAGCTCTTCGGCAGAATCATCATACTCTAGACTATCAATGTCTCCACCCCAAGTTGCGTTCTCTCTTGGTGGTTTGCCAGCAGGTAGAAGAATCAATCCACTAGCGTTTCCATTTTCATCGGTAACAACTTCACCATTGAAAGCAGACAGTGAGTTTCCAGCAGTTCCAGTAAATCTTAGATCTGGGTTTACCCAACGATTGATGTTTCTACCCTCTAAGAAAACAGAAACTTTGGTATTTGGTTTTAGTCTGCTGATAACAAATTTGATTGGTTTGCTTCTAGCAAAGAATTGTAGAGATGTAGATACGATGTTATCGCCAACAGTCTTTGTCTGAACTCCTTTACCAACCTCATTATTCTGAGGACTGATGTTTGAGGAACTACCAACAGATGCTGCTTTGACACCAGAGTTTGCTTGAGTGGTGTTTAGTTCTCCAAGTGAATTGATTGAAGTGAAAGCGGGAGCAGATCCTACCCAGTTTACAATGAATGAATTGTGTAGACTGGAGAAACTTTCTTTTACATTATCTTTCGCTAAGAAGATATTAAAGATACTTGTATTTGTATCAACAACAAGTGGTTCTACACTTTGATCATACCATTGATCAATTGATGGAGATACCATTCCATCACCGACATATTGAACAACAACAAATGGGTTTGGATTGATGGTCTTAGAAGCAAACTCGTTTCCTAGAAGTTTAATCTTTGAGTATGGAAGTGTAACGATATCACCAGACTTTTGATATCCAGCAACAGATCTTTGATCTTGTCTGGTATATACCTCTTTCAAAGTCAATGAATCTTCTTTGGATTGTGGTCTTAGAACAGATTGTCTGCTATCAATAGAGCACTTGTAATCAGGAGAAACAAGATTGCCGATACTATGTGATTCAAAATTGTCTACAAAGAATCCAGACTTGAATCTGTCTAAACCAATTTCATCCTTGACCTGCATATTCAATGCTTGCTGCTCAAGGATACTAAGGGTCGTGTAATACTCAAGACGCTCAATGCGCTTCTCTAACTTACCAATATCTTTCATCGTATATCTACGATGCTCTACTGGGGTAATTCTTACATCCTTGCTAGTATTGGTGAATGCTGGGATGTAAGCATAGAATAAAGGAATAGCATCCTTTACTGGATCTGGTTTGGATGGGTTGAGAGAAGAGTTGCCTTCTTTGACGATAAATTCTCCTTTCTTATTGAGGAAAATACCATCAATACGATCAAGATATTGAACTTGACTAAATTTGAATGTATACTCTAAGTTTGTATCTGGAGCTGGGGTAGCAGCATATACAGAACCGCCTCCAGTGAAGTTACTTGTAATTACTTCTAGAGATGAAGTATCTTGATATCCTGGAACAATCGTAGCAGTGTTTACTTTTGGTCTAAAATCAATTACGTTCTTAAGTTCAACGTTTCCTAGAACAGATGAGTTGAAAGATGGAATTTCATCTTCTGGAACACCAGCATCATGTAAGTAACTGTCGATAGTACAGAAATCTCCTTGAGATTGCTCAAAGTAATCAAAAGCAATTACTAACTGACCAGTGGGAACTTCAAATCCTGGTTTGATAACGATACGGGATACATCATAAATTGTATCTCTCTGACCGTTGTCAAATGTAAATCTGTTGGTTACATCAGAACCAGAAACTAGATTACCAGCACTATCAATCTCTGGTGGTTGTGTGCTTGTTCCTTCATAAACATATCTCAGTTTGAATGCGTCAGAATATGACAGAGTTTCTACAACGTCACTGTCATAATCAGTACCTCTGAATGGGATTGTTCTGTCGCCAGCAGAATCAACAACGATTCTCTTATTTCTAACAACAGTCTTCAACCTTGGTTTGGCATTTTGTACTTCAAGTGTTGCTGTTAGTTTTAGTTCTGGAGCAACATAGTTTGCCACACCAGCATAGTTTGTATTGAAATATGATGTTGGAAGATTAAACTTGATGCTTCCAGATGTGAGACCACTAGCAGTATCAGTTGCGGAGGTGATCTCTACATTATCTGAATCAATATAAATGATATCTCCAGTCTCTACCTTATCGGCACTATTCTTGTTTAGAACAGTAATAATGTAATTTTTCTCATTGAATGCCGTAAATCTTTGAGTTCCAAATGGAAGTTGAGCAGCAAATGTAATCAGTCCTCCACCAGTAGAACCAGATGTAACAAAATCTCTTCTAAAGTAATATGTGATTTTGCTATCGTCTGGACCAGCAGAAATGCTCTGGACAGACTTGCTGCCAGTTGGGAAGAGTAGTGTGCCAGCATTTGGATTTTGAACTCTTGGGCGAAGTCTTACAACGCTTGTTCCAGAAACATCATCGTAAAGGGTTTCGTCAATATAAATTCTGGATTTTGATGATCCTTTTTGAATTGTTGAGTATTGAACAATTGCTCTAATAACGTTATTTGAATTATCAGAGAATTGGATGAGATCTCCCTGCTGAACAATAGAACTAGCATCAGCACTAAAACTAGTTGATTCTAGATACTTAGTTCCTTTTGCTCCAAAGAAGGTAAAGTCAGTGACATCATATAGTTCTGCGTATTCTCTATCATCTACAAGAACATCAGCTGTGAATGTATTGGCATTGCCAGAACCATATGAACATCCAAGAGATTTTACATTTTGTGGGGTATAAGTAGTTACAGTATTTCTATTCAAAACTGGAATAATAACTGCTGGGGTTGTTGGAGTGGTTTCTCCAGAATCAACAGAAACTACTGGTGGTCTGGCATATTCGTTAGAAACAGAAGTTCTATCAACAATATCTACTCTATAAACTCCCTGACCGTTGAATCCTAATTCAATCTTTGATTGGTCGTATGATACACCATCAACTTTTAGTGTTGATGTTTGTGGGTATCCAAGACCTCTTTCTAACACAACAAAATGAGAAATGGTATTCTCGGTGGCAATTTTTACAAGGTTTCCACCCTCATCTCTGATAGTTTCACCAGGAAGGAATTTTCCAGAAAGAGTCTTTACGTAAAGAAGTCTTCCCGTGGAATAAACTCCAGATGGACCACCTTCTACAACTCCATAAGCGCCACTAGTCAAACCATAAACATATGTACCAATTCCATAAGAGTTGGCAGCAGGAATTGTTTCTAGTTTGATCTTTGTGAAGAATTGGGGATCAAAATACGACATGCCAAACGTAGCATTATATGATTCTGTTCCTTCTGCCTCAATTCCTTTGGACAAAACAATGTCGGAATCTGAATTGAATCCATTTCCTCTTTCTTGTAAGAAGAAGTTACTTGGTTTGGCAGTTCCAATTACTGGAGTGAGTGTATCACTGTAATCAACAATAATAGCAAAAGTTGTGGATGCTAGATCCTCTTTCTCATCACCCAAAGCATCATTTTGAGTCAAGAATACTTTTCTTGTCTTATCTTGTGAACTTTCATCATATTCAATGAAAACATTTTCGAGGTCGCTCTTTAGACCAGAAACAGTAACCTCCAGGAATCTAGACTCTTCTGTAGTTCCTGGGTTTCTTGCTGGTTTGAAAACCTTTGTATATGATAGTACATCTACACTACTGACAATATTTGTGCCAGCTCTTGTCTTGACATACCATAACTTACTAAAAGTATTATCTAGATCAGATGAAATGATCGAACTGATAGGAATATTAACGTCAACAATCTCTAAAGTTACAGTCTTTACTCCAACATTAGAATCAAAGAATGTTCCTCTCTTATCAACAGTCTGGCGATAGTTAGAATCGGACTCTCTATTGCTAAGACCAACGTATCCATCATTGAATAGAGTTGATAAGTATACTGTTGGATATGCTGTTAGTTGTGATCCTTCTTTGTTGAGAGGAACACTTCCATAAACATTAGTGATGCTGTAAGTTGGAAGACCTTTTGTTTTGATGGTGGCATTATCAGTTGTAAGACTTTCTCTTGCCTTATTGATTTCAAGATACTTAGTCTCTTTGTTTACAATTTCATAACCTTTGATATATGCTTTACCAGGACTAACGCTAGCAATCATTTTTCTTGCTGCTTCGCTGGCACTATATCCGTTATAAAGACCAAATTCATCCACAGCATAGATTCCTCTATTGCTGTCTTTTTGAGCATATTCACGAATATCAATTGAGAAATTATCTACAACATAATCTCCACTCTCATCATATGTTCTTCTTGCGAGAGTCTGTTCAATAATGTTGTAATCGGCAACACTTACTTTTCTCTGAACTAGTCCTCTAGAAACCGTGAGGAGTTGAATAAAATTCTTATCTGTAATAGCATCAAGAGCAAACTCTTTTAGCTCTAAACGAATTCTTAGTCTATGTCCACCAGGAGCAGTGTAGTTAGATGATCCAATTGCGTTATCATAAAGACTTGGATCTTCCTCTGGTGTTACAATTTCTTCTTTGATGGTAAAACCAACTTTTGCTGATGGTTTATTGTAATACTCATCAATGACTAATAATTGAGCATCATTGCGGACGAAATATCCATTTACAAAATAAATTCCTTCTTCTACTTTTACAGCAGAAGCATATCCCATTGCTGGACTTTCTAAAGACGATGTAATACCAGAATCAGGATCGGTTACACTAATACTTGTTGGAAGAACACTACCATCTGTTCCCACAACCATCAATGGAGTATTGACTCCATCAATTACTTCTAGAGTTTCTCCTTGTCTAAAAGTAGTTTCTGTGTTTGAATTTCCACTGTTTTGATAACTTACATACAGTGTGTCGGCAGATGCTTCTGTTGCTAGATTGGCGGATAGAACAGAAGCAATAACACCAGAAGTCAAACCTCTTAGTTGTTGACCTACTAGTTGAGTAATATCATACTTTTTGTAAACAATATCATTGCCTACGTTTACAGCAACTTCTGAAACAGAAGACAATTTTACATAATCTAGCTTGGTGTTCAATCCAACTTCACCAGGAATTACGAGTTCTCCCTGTTTGAAAGCATACCTACCAAAACTCTCAATCTGATTCTGGAGGATCGACTGAACTTGTGTTAATTCTCTACCTTGAATGGAGTAACCAGGACGGAATAGAATCTTATAAAAATTCTTATTCGCGTCAAAGTCCTCATAATAAGGATTTACATTAAGGTTCGTCTTCTGAGGCATCGTACTCCGCCAAATACTAGTATCTAGTCCCTAGTATTTAGTAGAGATAAAAAAAATCCCCCGATCTCTCGGGGGATTCTTAGAAGTCTGATAAATCAGAACTCGATGACTAGTTTGATATCTTCGATCTGGTCAGGAGCACGAGTAATGAGACGACGGTTTTCGATGTAGATAACCTCACCAGAATTATTTTCAATCTCTGGAGTTGCTAAACCAGCAGCAAACGTTACTCCAAGAGCAGTGCTTGCGTAACCAGTTGCCACATTACCAAAAGCAGCAGATTGACCACCAGTAATAGCGTTTGCTCCATTGCTCTCAAATGCTCTTACAACACCTTGATCGGTGTGAGCATCGTTTGTTTGGATGTACTTAAGAATACCATCGGTTGTAGAACCAGAGTCTAGAGTCCAAGAAACAACAGTGCCTTTAGCAGTTCCACCAGATACAGTTTGAGTAATTTGCTCGTCAACAATATAATCTGCGTTTGCTCCAGTGATCTTGACTGCTCTCAAACCAGATAGTGTATCTGAAGTGGAGAAAGTAGTTGTTCCATAGTTGTATGGATCTTGAATGATTCCGATTCTGCGGAAGTCATTATCAACAGGGAAATCACCAGAACCTTCAGCGTAGGTTAGGCGAATGTTGGTCATCACGCGCTTACCGTTTAGTTCTGTCTCGTGATCAGAACCATGACCACCTTGAGGAGGCAGAATTACTTCTAATGCTCCAGTAGCACCAGCTGCGGTAGTGACAGCAGAAGTTAGACCTTGATCGCTGAAGAGATTACCATTGCCAAGAAGAACATTAGCATAGGTATAATCTTGACCACGAGCAGCAATAGATGCTGAAGTGATCGTTCCTGCTCCGTTTGTTACGATTTCTACTACACCACCAGTTCCATCTCCTTTGATGCTGGTGTATAGAGTTTGCGAAGCGGGAAGATTTGTTCCACCGTCCTCGATTAGAACTACATCACAAGCACCAGCAACTGCTTGTCCAACAACGTTTACACGAGATGAGTTTGCTGGTAGAACAATTGGCATGAAGTCCGATGACAAGAACTTTAGAACATCATCGGTAGGAATGGTATACATGTACTTCCATACATATCCAGCACCAGTGGTTTCTGTATAGAGTCCAGTACCAGCATCATAGTTGCCTCCAGTTGTTAGAGGCTCTTCGGTTGCGTTCTGACCAGTAGCATTTGCTGGATTCTCGCCGTTATAGAGGCACTTGAATACTTCGTAATTTGAGTTCATTACATAGAACTTAGCATCAGCAATCGTATTTTGACCAGTTGCTGTTTGCTTACCAATCTGACCACCGCCACCAGGAGTAGCAGAGTAGTCTGGTTTCCACATATCAAACTTAGGATTAGCAACTAAATCCCAGTTGTAACGACGGATGACTGTTCTTGCGAAAGCATCTGTAATGCGCTTTGCTGCGATGATCTCGTCATAAAGAGCAATCTTTTCTCTTTGGTTATCTAGAGGAAGTGGTGGAACGTCTTCTGTTGCGTAACGATAAACACCAGTCTTAGCAGTAGCACCAGTTGTTGATGAACCAGCGTCTGCTGTTTCTAGAAGAGTGCTGCCTAGAGCAGGAACAGAGTTTACTCCATTTGCTCCAAAAATGTCGGTTAGGAGGAGGGCACTATCGTAAACGGCAGCAACTGTAGCACGGAATGCGGTTGATCCATAAGTTCCAACAAAAACTTCATTTCCTACTGTGAAGTTGGTTGCTGACTTAGAGTAAACCTCTAAGTATGACCTCCAGGGTTGTGGACGACCCACAAAGAAGTACATTCGGGAACGCTCGGCACTAGTATCCGTAGCACCCTCAGTTAGCGATTCTAGGAATTGCTTCGCGTTAAAAATTCTAAATTTATCAGAGATAATAGCAGCCATTGGTTTTCCGTTCCGACGTTGTAGTTTGTGCCTGAGTTATTTATATTTATAGCAATATTTAGGTAATATCAAATGGGATCAACTCATCTCCCACAGTGATGGAGTTTGGACCTCTGGTTAGAGAGCAACCCTCAAAAGTAGTTGATGTTTTGCTGGTGTATTGTATAACCGATCCACCGCTGGTGAACAGATAACCACTATCTGGGAAGAAAGTAGTATCTTGAACAATAATTGGACCTCCAATTGTTCCAACGGAAGAACTGATCGCAACTGGGTTTTGATTAGATGGTATAGTTAGGTTGAAATATGTTCCATCTAACATATAACTAGATGAACCTCTATCAATAAAATCTCTAATTGATAGAGATGGATAGTGGAATTCTAACTCAAGGAAAGTTATTCCAGAAACATTACAAACTCCATCATCAACTAACTGGTCAAAATTCTTCAATGTTGGTCCAGCATTTGTCTTAGTATAAGATCCAATGTACTCGCCAGGAGCACCAAACAAAGAGTTTTTCACGAAGATGACATTGCCACTTCTTTGAACTACTCCGTAATCATTCGATATATCAACAAATCCATTTAGTCTTGTCTTTACTGGATCTGATATAAAGACAGATTCTTGATATCCATCAACAACTCCAGTTGGAGGTGGAATAATTAGAACTTCTGTTATGGTTTGTTCTGATAATGAAGTTGATGGGGAAAGAATTTGTCTCTCAGTTTCTCTTTCTGACTGACCAGTTACTGCTCCACCAGAAATAGAAACAATCGCTTCAGATTGAATCGTAGCAACACCACCAAATGCCACAGATACTAGATCTGGGATTTGACGCAAAAATGTTCCTGCTAACCATGCCTTCGCAGTTGTATTATCTTGACCTCTTTGAACCTTGAGGAATCTATCTGCTAGTTTTCTGGGATACCTTACAACTTCATCACCAATGAGAAGATATCCATTTGTCTTGAACTTACTGGTGTCGGCAATGTATACAATATTATCAGTTGGATCAAGGTCAACATCAAGATAAGCACCAGTAGCGTAGTAGTTGACATTTGATAGCGCATCATTTGGCAGTAGATTCTGTACAGTAGTTGTAATCTGCCTATTTGTAGAAATTGTAGTATTAGAGATAATATCTTGAATCTCTACTGTTACTAAAGTTGGTTCTTCTGATACTGTTACTACTTCAATTTCATCTGCGTCTGGTTCAATAGTATCTAAGAATTCGATATGTTCTCTACTGAGATTCTCACCAGAATTTCTTAGTAGTTGAATTTCCGCAGTAATAACTCTATCAGCATCAACAGGACTATCAAAAAATACCGAAGTAAATGTATTGATACCAGAAACTTGATTTCCAATGACGTTGATTACAGAAGTTGCTGTTAGTCCAGCACTTTCTACAAATGGATTGATACCAACATTGATTAGTGAAACACCAATGTCTCTGTCAGCAAGAATATCATATCTTCGAGCAACCTCTACTTTTGGTGCTTTAGTATATCCAGAACCACCATCGATAAGATCAACACTGATGACTTGACCCTTACTTACAAGAACGTTTGCTCTTGCTCCACCACCATTTCCATCTAATGGAATAAAATGAATAACTGGAGGAGTAAAGTATTGATATGCGGTTGGTTGAGTCAATGGATCCCAACTACGCTGATTCCATTGTAAATCGACAACTACACCATTTTCAATAATAGCGACAATACTTAAACCTTCGCCACGAGTAATGCCATTATATCTTTCGACTTCAACAGATCCAAACATAGAGTTTGAAACTTGTTCTTGTGGTCTTTGCTCTTTACTGGTGGTTGTTCCAGGAAGTCTTCTAATCCTTCTAAACTTATCTTCACCTTCTACTCTGATATTATCACCATTTGAAAGATTTACAAATGGTTTTCTGTAACTCTTACCAATAATTGTTCCAGACCAAACTTGGTCATTTGTTGAAAGAAGCAATCTTCCATCTTCATCACTTTCATATGTGATAGAATAATCAGAGAATGAAACTTGGGTATTTAATGTATATCTTCCTTTTACAGCAAATGTGATATCTAAAGATGTATCAAGTTCACATTCATATCCAAAACAATCAAATTGTAATTGATTGCCAACAGCACGAATATTTGAAAGTTCTCCTAAAACATTATATGTTCCATTTTGTCTTACTTGGAATGCCTGAACTGGAAGACCTCTTTGATTTCCCATCCAATAATAACCAAGAAGAGTATCAATCCCCGCAGTAGTGTCAATAGTAACAAATGATTTTGTGTAATAAGAATCTGGAGCAAAATCATAAACATTTAGAATCTGACCAACATCTCTACCATAGAGATATCTCATATCAATCTTCATTTCCTTTTTGATAGGAACGTTGAAGTAAATGTTTGGACCTGCTACTTCATAACTATAACCTTCTCTTTGAAGAACGCCATCCACAAAAACATACAAATATTCTTTGTCGTCAATACTTTGAACAGTGAGATCTTCAACATCAAGAATCAGGAATGGACCAGTCTTTACACCATCAACCAAATCGTAGTCAACAGTTAGTCTCTTGTAGTTTCCTACGCCAATACCAACAACTTTTTCTACAGCAGTTGGTTCTCCAATATTCTTGGCACCAAAATCTTGATCCCAGATTGGAGCAACATCAAATACTAATTTGTTGGGAATCGTAGTTCTGTCAATATAATAAGCATCTTGACCAGGATATTCGGCATTATATTTTGGTCGTTGTAATACAGCATTGATTGACAAGAAAAGATCTTCATCTTCTTCTGTATTAACTTCTGATCCATCTTCCCAATACATCTCGAAGATTTTGTTTTCGCCGTCAACATAATCTGGTAGAGATCTTGTGACAGAAATCTTATTCAAGACATCTTCAACATTGTCATACAATCCATCTACGGAAGATACTACATCATCACACTCTTGTGCTGGTAGAAGTGGATCTGGAATTAGGTTATAATTTGTATATGTCTTTGTATCTGTCCAATATCCAGATTTATTCGAATTTACACCAACAGCATCAACAGCACCTGTTCCATTGGCAAGAATATTCTTGACAATATCAATCATTGTGGTGATCGAAGAAGCTACTTCGGCGCACACTGGACTTATAGAATCAACAGCAATTGTCAAATCGGTATATGGAGTGATGCTGGTATATGTTCCAGCGCCAAGAGAATTTCTAATGGCGAGAATCATTTTCTCACCAAGTTTCTCCCAAGCATCAATAGCAGCTGCTGTCTCTTCAGCACTTCTATTAATATATGTTAGTGTTTCTCCATATGGATATCCAGCATTGGTGTAGTAAAGTCTGGCAAACTCTACAACCTTTTCGTTACCACCAAATCTTAGATGATAAACAATGCTATCAATAAGATATCCTAAATCTCTAGAACATTTTTGTTTATCCGCTTGTGGAAGAACATAAGTATCGTAAATATATTCACTGATTTCTTCCTGTAAATATTGTTTATTATTGAAGATTAGATTTGAAGCATCGTAATATGTTCCAGAATTGATACCACTCATATAGAAAGTAGCAGTATCAGAACCAGAGAATGAAGTTGGAGCAACTAGTTCATCTCCTGGTGTGACAGCAAATGTATTTCCTGGTTCTACAGCACCTGTGTTTGTTGGCAATGTATAATTTCCAGATGTTGATCCGCTCAACGGGGTAATGCCATCGGGAGCTCCTCCGCCACCACCAGAATTAGCAAGAGCAGCATGTGAAAGAGTAACTTGTGTGGCACTATCAATTGAAACAATTCTCGTATTGACAGAGAATGCCCTACCAGAACTGATGTACATGCCAACTGCTAATCTGTTAGTATCTTGAACTGTAACAAGTTTTGAACCTTGGATGTATGAAACATTATTTTCAACAACATCCCAATTTCTTATCGCAAGTTTTGCTAAATTTGTCGCATACTTAAAGATGTCTAAAGATTCTACTTTGTTCTTAGTGATATAATCATAATCAGTATCTTGATTGAAAATAGTGGTAAAATCAACAGTTTTTACGTTACCGCCAAATCTAACATCGTGCTCATAAGCATCTAAGATATATCCAAGATCTCTTTCATAATCATCTTTCTTTGTACTCCAGTCCAATCCTGGATGTTTGAATATACCGTAACCGACTGATTCTTCGACAATAAAGGTTCTATTTCTTTCAATCTGATTAGCGGAGTCTAACCATCTTCCATTTCTTTGGAAAATATTTCTAAGTTTTTTGAAATATCTTGTATTATATTGTGTGTCTTTGAAAGTGAAATAGCGACCATAGAAAGTTACACCAGGATAACTGGTAAGTTCTGATAAGTTATTGCCAGTTAGTTTTTGGTATGGTCCTAAAGGTGGTTTAGCAAAAGTTATTGTGTCACCAGAAATAGTATATGAAACTTCTGCTTCCTGTAAAACTCCGTCTAATGTGATAATAAGATTCTTAGCACTTGCTGGGGTAAATGGTAATCCATTATTCAAAATTTGGAAACTGGTTGTTCCCTGTAATCTTCCTTGGTTATCATAATAACCATCAAATGGTGCTGCTAGCGTAACTGTAAATGCGCGAGATTCGTTGAAGTTGAATTCTGATGTTGAAGCAGATCCAGATCCTTTTCTAATTCTTTGATTTTCTACCTTTTGGACAGTTTGTGTGATTGTCCTTCTAGTATTTTCAATAGTAATTTTGTTCTTTTCTGGATCCCAGAGTTGAATAACACTGAAGTGAGATGCCTTTGGTGTTTCTGCTGGCATCTCAATACCAGCATTGGTTTCGATGTCAACTTGACCAAATAATTTGAATCCAGCTGGGTGAGTAGTTGACTTGATCAGTTCACGCCACTGATCAATAGGAGTTTTAGATTTTACAACATATGAATAATCTTGATAGAAGAAACTGTCTGTTATCTTTTGATTTGATACGCCAAGTCTTCCTCTATCTGAAGTATAGTATCCAACATTATCAAAGAATGCTGTAATATTTTCGCCAAACGAACTTACAAAAATAGTTTTTACAGTTCCTGTGGATCTTGAGGATAATCCAACAATTTCTACATCTTCTCTGAGAATACCCCTTACATTTTCTAGTTTGAGTAAATTAGTTCCAATTCTCCACTCAGATACAACAGATCTAGAAACTTCGGTAGAACCAATTTTCTGAACTACTGTTTCTCCTTTGTTGAAAGTTCCATTTAGAGAAGTTAGTGATACTGTGTATTTCGAAGTAAACTTGGATGATACAGTTTTGTCTAGATGGAAAGATCCACCATTTCTAACAATACTGATACTTTGTGGAAGACCAATTGTATCACTATCAACATATGCTTCAATATCAGATTCGATAATTTCCACAACTGGAGCATAGGTATACCCAACACCAGGACTCTTTACCGTGATTGAAAAAATCTCTCCGTTTCTAACCACAATATTGAATTCGGCGTCAACGCCATCTCCATCGACAATAACAACTTTAGGATTTACGTAGTTTGATCCTTTATTGTCGGTTCTAATACCAGTGATAGTTTGTGTCGCTTCGTCAAACAAAACAGTTGCCGATGCTTTGAAATTCTGATTTGGATCTACACCAATAATAATTGGAACTTTTTTATAGTTCAATCCAAGATTAGTAATTTTTACATCATTGATTTCACCAACTGCGAATTGACCTGTAGTTGTGTAATTGATAGTTCCAGATCCATCCCAAAGAGGTTCTGATGGAACATTATATACAAATCTATTTGGTGTTACATAAATTACTGTCTTTTCCCCTTGAAGTGGATCGGTAACAATCTTTAAGTAACTTCCTTCAGAATCTACAATTTGATTTTTATCAAAATAGTAGAAATTAGTAAAATCAGTTCCAACTTTAGAAGTGTAGTTATTTGAAGCAATTCTTGACCCAAAACCAAACTTGACTTCTGTAAATGCTCCCGAATTTCCAGGAAGAACAGTTGTTGCTAGTTTTTCTTGAGTAATAAGATTATAGTTCTTACTTGGACTTAGATCAAAGTAAGTTCCAGTTAGTGATGAGTGCGAGGTGTCAAACTTATAACGATAGAATTCTTGAATATCAATTGTTGGATTTGGAACAAATGTTACGTTATCTTCAGAGAATTCAAATTTATATCCAATAGAATCTGCTGTCTTTACGGAAACAGATCTGGATGGCACACTTGAATCAAAGAAAGTGGTGCTTATCTTAATGTCTTCTGCGTTGGTCAGTTGAACTTCATAATTGTAAACTATAATCGCTTCCTGAGTGGCAGAATCATATGATAAAATAAATCCAGAGGTATTATTGGATCCAATCTGGAATCCATCGGCAAAATTGTATTTTGGTTTGTATAAAGTTACTGGTTGACCATTATAGTGATCTTTATCTACAGATCCTTCTCTTCCTCTTAATACAGTCAACTCATTACCATTGATAGAAGATACTTCAATAACTTCATCACCAATCAATACCAAATCACCTTCAGCAAGTTTGTTGGAAGTTTTTACATTTAGTTTGGTTGATCCAGAAGCAAATCCAACATGGTCAACATAAACAGTAAATCTGGATGTACTTTGTGAAGCAACAGATCTCTCCAGTGATTCATCATCAACAGATAGATAATCTGCCTTTCTGTATCCTGTACCCTGGTTCTGAATTACAACACTTGAAACAACACCAACACTGGAGACGGTGATGCTAGCAGTAGCACCAGTTCCCGTTCCACCAGTAAGAGGAACGTTATTATAAGTTCCAGGAGCATAGTCTGCTCCACCATTCAAGATCTGGAATCTGCCAATACCAGTATCATCAATCTCTGAAGAATATGATGGCGCTTTGAAAACTACTTTCTGATAGAGTCTCTTTCTTAGATAATATGTTTTAGTCTTGATAGAATCATCAGGGAAAATACTGATGTTGACCTTATCATCAATACCAAGACCATGATTATCCGCTGTTTCTACAAGAGCAACACTCTGATTTACCTCAAATGGTTCTAGATTGTCACTGAGAGAAGTTAGAACTACTGGTCTTGTTCCAGAAGTATTGAAAAAGTCGTTTGATTGGAGGAAGTATTCTCCTTGATTGAACTGTAACCAATCTCCACTGAGAACCTTGATCTCAACAACGTTTTGCTGACTAGTTCCATTCAGAACTTCTGCTGTAGCAATTGCTGGATTGATTCCATCTGTCAAACTTAGAATAGCACCTTTAGTGTAGGAACTATCTTGATCTAGAAGAATAAAGAATGTCTTGATATCAGCGGAGAATGTTCCAGTATTATCAAAAGTTCCAATAACATTTTTGAGAACGATTTCGTTGTCATTTCTTACTTGACCAACGATTTGACCAGAAGCATTAGATGATGGTTGTCTTAGAATATCGTCAGTAAACAAATAAGCATTCTGAATTGTGGTTAGTTTTACTACCTTGTTCTCATAACTGTCAATATAGGATACTTGCTTTCCCTTAACCGATTTTACTAACGCCTCTGCTTCAGATCCTTCAGATCCTCTGTTATCAAAATAAACCTTAGAGTTTACCGAGAAGTTATCTGACGAATGATCAATTACAATAGAGTCAATAGTTCCAGACTTTACTTCATTGATTTTAGCAAAAACTCCCTCTCCATTCCTTGGCATACCAGGAACAAAGAATCTCTTTGCTGTTTTTGGAACATCATTTTGATTGATATTTGAGTTGTAGTTACTATCTACTGGAAGTGAATAGAAATTTTCTCCTAAGATATATGGATATACTGGAGTTTGATTGCTATCAATTGTCAAGAAGTATGCGTAAGTTCCTTCTGGAAAGTCTGGCGTGATACAATATCTACCATTATTTTCATCTAGAGAACCGCTCTTATGGTTGTAAGTGTAATCATTTACAAAAGAACCTAGAGCATAGGTATTGATAGATGGTCCACCAGGACGAGATCCATTTCTACTATAACTAGATGTCATCCTAACAATAGGAGATTGAGGATCTAATGGATTCTCATGAGCAAAAGGACCATAGATTGGATTGCCATCATAAGCAAAACCAAGAATTGGTGAGTGTGTCTTGCTTGCTGGTTCTAGTCCAGATTGTCCGAGGTTGTCATTTAGAGCGACTCTTAGTGCCTTGGGGTTTGCTACTTGACCATAACCATACTCAAGAACATTATTATAGTTCTTGAATACATATCCATTCTCTGGATCTAGTTTTGATTTTAGTTTTTCGTATCTATTAAAGTTCCATTCTTTAAGGAGAGGTGTAGCAGTAGCTCCAGATCCAACAGCAATAATCTCAACTGATACAGTATTTTGATTATAGAAGTTTCCTTCTGCTAACTTATTGAATCCAACAAGTCTGCCATTAGTATCTACAATTGAAGTATATTCGGCAAATCTTCCTTTTCCATTTCTATCGGTAATTCTAACGATAGGAGGTGATGAGTAATACTCTCCTGGTTCATCAACTACCAAACTGGTAATTTTATCACCAGTAACAACCGCACTGACAACTGCTCCCCTGCCTGAAGTTACATCAACAACGGGAGTTCTTGGGAACGTATCATTTGTATCTACAATATATCTTTCTACAACAGAACCAGAAAGAACTGCTCTAACTTTGTTTGGAACACCATCGAGAAGAACAAATGGTGGTTTGGTATATCCACTACCCTGAGTGTTTACTCTTACTTCTTCGAGTTTACCAAATCTAATACTTTCTTGATCTCTATGTCCATACAAACGAACACCATTGAGAAGAATTCCAACTTCAGTCTTAGGAGTCTTGTACTTTTCTGTAGTTCTAGTCGCTTGCTGCCTGATAATACGAAGAAGTTTTTGATCCTTTACTTCTTCTGTTACTGTAGAACCGTCTAAGATCTTGTGTGATGGATAACTAGATGATGTGATATAGTAATATTGATCATCAGCAAAAATTGCCGACACATCAGTTGAAGTCTGACCTAGTTGTGTTACAACTGTTGGTAGAGTTGGAGCATTGATAGGTAGATTCTGATTCAAAATCCATCTTGTTTGGTTTGTTCCAGTCCTGACAATTTTTGGATCTGGAGTTTCAAATCCAGGATTTGATACTTGAATAGTATCTTCGGTGAATGAATATGGTTGTGGATCTGTAATTTCAAGATTGTATACTACACCAAGAGTTAGAAGACTTACGTTAGAACCAGAAATAATGACTGGTTTGTATACCGACGCCCCTTCTTGGTGGTTATAAGTTGTGTTACCTCTTTTTGAGATAATAAATTGAGTTACGTTCTTATCAGTAAATTGAATTACTTCTTCTCCAATAAGGATTGATCCAGTTTTGCCCCATCCGATTGTGGAGAAAACATCAACTCTCTTTCCAACACCATCATTTTGAGATAGATCTCTCTCCAAACGAGTCTTAGTTGAGACAGCAAATTCTCCTGTAACTGTCTCTGAAGCGAGGATAATGTTCCAAATCTGCTCGCCGTCAAAAGTTCCTTCTGGTTTTACATTGTCAACCGTAGCAGAAACATAACCATACTCATCAGTTGCTTCCTGAATGAGTTTCTTTCCAATAAGATCTTTTGGATCACCAGAAATTACTTTTACTTTTAGGGCATATACATTGACCCAATCAGACTTTGATGCTTTGTAAGTATAGTCTTTTGGTTTGTATACTTCTGGTTTGTTAGTTACATCTTGCGATACGATGGTATTGAAGATGAACTTGATTGAACTATCAGTTCCCTTTGCCTTGTAGAACTTGTTAATGTTCTTGATAAGAGTTCTCTTATCAACTTCACCACGAAGATACTTCTCTGGGAATGAACCAAGATATTGATTCTCAAAGTTCTTTACCAGAGCATAGAGAAATAGGTTGCTTACGTTGAATACTTTTTCCCCAGAGACGTGTGATGCTGCCTCCGTAGTCTCAAAATTAGAAGCAGAATACAAGTCTCCAAGAGTTGTATTACCACTAACGCCTCTGGAACACTCTTGAAACTCAGTATCAGTTCGTGTGGCGTAGAAAATGATTTCATTGCCAATTCTGATGTAACCGTTCTTTGCTGGAAATGAACTCGCATCATTTACAACAATGGTAGTATCAGTAGCAGAGATTGTAGCAGAAAGAATATCATTCTGCTTTAGTAGATTTTTCTCGTAGTAGTCAATATCCGCATATTTTTGGATATTGCTAATGATATCCAATGTGCCGCCTTGGACTTCCTGCGCTTCATAATACTTCTGAACGAACTTAGCAAAAAGTTCATATTCAGTAGAAATGAATTCAGGAAGCTGGGACTCAATCAGAGTAGAGATTCTCTTAGTCTTTACAGCGGGCATTTACTTACTCTTTATATGCGGTGAAACTTGAATTCGCTACATCAACATCAAGATAGACCTCGCGGAGTGCCTTGACATCATTAGATAGTGGTTTTACTCTAACTGAGATTCTATTATCAAAGAATGAACCCTTGATAATAGTCAAATTGTACATTCTCAACTCACCTTTTACATAATCAATATCCCCAACTTCCTTGTCGAGGACAACTTTTTCACCAGTTACAGTGTCTAGTCTATATAGGACAATTTTGCCATCCCTATCTTCAAGATAGACATCAAAGTTAGGATATTCAGTGACCCTAAAACCAGTAGTAGAAAGAGTTGGACCGTCGCAATCCTCATCAAATTCGTTCTGGAAACAAATCTCATAATAAAATGTAGAATTGAGTTGTGGATAGAAATCCTTTCTCATTGTAACTTCAGTTAGGTTAGAGTTGATACTGCGATCAGCATCATCAATTACACCAATGAATTTACTGTATCTAAATTTACCGTTGAACTTTTCTGTGTCTGATGTGTCGATATAATCTTGAACAGAACCGATTACTTTATCTCTAATTTGTGCTGGAGTTTGATCAGTAACGTTACGGTCGTAATAAATCTTGCTATGTACTTCAACATAAAGAATAGATGGATCAACAATAACAGGTTCTACCGAAGCAACAACATATTTCTCCAGTTCACTAATAATTTCTTGCTTTGTTAAAGAAGTAATGTAAGAAGCGTCTTCTGGTTTCAATACAATGAATACTTTACCATACTCTGGAGGGTCCTGATCTTCGCCTCCAAAGATGATGATGTCACTGGTGGCAGGATATACCCTACGAACGATTGAAGCGTAGTCCTGGGCGGTTACAGCGCGGTCCTGTGTGCCATATGCCTTAGGGGCATTGTACTTGATTCTGGTGGTAGATTCCATATCCTCACCACCAGATGATGCTACTGTCGAATTGATAGTAACATTGAAAGAGTTTGGAGAAACACCATCGGGATTTTCTAGGACACCAGAGAATACAAATGTTCTAACACCATTAGACTCTGGACCAGATGTGGTGATATAAGAAACTTCAATTCTTGCGCCGTTATCAAGTTTCTTGCCTAGAACACCATCTCCAAATAACAATTCATATCTTTCATCTTCAATTTCCTCTAAGAAAAAGACTTTCGAATTAGCATCAACTCCTAAGATATTATCTGCTACAAGATATGGTTCACTAAACGATCCACCAGTTGGAAATACCTTGACTCTAATGGTATTGGTGTCAATATTTCTATTGTCAAGTACAAATCTCTGTGACTTGAGTGAAGTATTGACAGTAAACGTACTGACTAGTTGCGTTCCCTCTCTAACAGGAACATTTTCAAAAACTGCAGTTTGGTTTGATACTTGTGCTTTGACATCATCGGTCACAACATACTGATAGATGTTGTTGTCATAAGAAGCAATGAACCCAGTGCCCTTCTTCAAGAAAAGTTCAGTATCAGATGTGGGATTGCTATAAGTAACTGTAAAAGAAATATATGCCGTAGGAGACGTAATGCTCTTAGGTCTGTATCCTAATTGCTTCGCAATCGCTACTACGTTGTCCCTCAAGGTCGCTGAATCAATGAATAGTTCATTGACCACCATATTGGTGTTGAACGCCGTATAGTAGGTGTTATAAGCGAGTGTGTCGATCAGCGTCGATAACGCAGATCCTTCAAAATCAT